GCTCGTCCTCGATGCCGGGCGGCACCGCCACGCCGAGCTCGTCGGCCACCGTCGAGATCGGGTCCATGTTGAGGCGGGCGCGGATCTCGTCGACGAGGATCCACTGGCTCTGGGGCCCGGGACCACCGAGGGCGAACTGGAACGCCTGGTACATGGAAAGCGTGTCGGTGCGCAGCATGGCACCCAGGTCCCATTCGAGGTGCTGGCCGCGCGGCAACACCTCGAGACTGGCGGCCTGGGCCAGCAGCTCGGTCCACGGCGCTACCGCATCGTTCCTCGCTTGCACCTCCTCGGACTCAGCATTCCGGTAAGTTCCGCCGCCGACGCTCGCACCCAGCTTGGAGGGCGGGAGGCCGAACATGAGCGCGACCTCGATGAGGCCGTGGGCCCGGGACTCGATCATCTGGCTGTCGATGGGGCGGAACGACACCGGGATGAAGTCGGTGAGTTCGTTGAGCACGGCGACCGAGGGCGTGCCCGAGTACTTGGAGATCCAGTTCGAACGGGCCGTGTCGGCCTGGTTCTGGGTGATCTCGGGGCGGTGCACCTTGAGGATGCCCGAGGGCATGCCCGAGTTGTTGAAGTAGGACGCGGCGTAGCTCTGCAGCGCCAGCGCCGTCGCGATGGCGTCCGATCCGGTGTCGATCAGGCCGCGCCCGAGCGGCCAGCCCGGGCGGCCCAGATGGGTCTTCACGTGCCAGACGTCGGCGGGGTCGTACATCTGGCCGGCGATGTACCACGAGTCGATGGTCGGCGCCATCGGGTTGCCGGTGAAGCGCACGGCGGCGAGCGTCGGGTGGATCGGCTTCATGGTGAGCGGCCAGCCCAGGCGGTCGCGGCTCGTCACGATGCAGATCGAGTTGCCGTAAAGGATCAGCGACTCGGCGCACCCCGCCCAGAACGCCATGGCGGTCTGGTTGGGGTCGGGCTGGCGCACGACCGAGGGCTGGGGGTCGAGCGCCTCGGTGTCGCGGTAGGCGACGACGGGCAGCATCCCCACCGAGCCGCACACGTAGGCCGCCCCGCGCCAGAAGGCCGGCACCGACAGGGCGGAGGCCTCGGACGGCTGGGGCAGCGTGGTCGTGGGCGGCCAGGTCTGCTCGGGGCCCGGGGCGAACGTGGCGCCAGGCGCCGGGGAAGGTGCGAGCGACGCCGGCACCGCGTTCGGACTCGACCGTGTGAGTAGCCGCGCCAGACCCATCAAATCACTCCCCCGGCGCCAGCTCGGCGGCGACACCGAGCGCGATCAGGCCGAGCCCCCCGGCGACGACCCCGGCCCATTCGGTCAGCAGTCCGAACCCGACCGCCACGCCCGTCACGCCCATCAGCTGCAGCGCGAGCGCATAGCCCGAGCGCAGCAGCTTGATCACAATATCTGCGGCTTGGCATCCCCGGCCTTGACGAGCCCCCAGCGCGCCAGGGTGACGGCGACGAGCGGGCTCACGTCCGCGCCCACCTTGCGCGCCCAGGCCCAGGCGTCGCCGAGCACGCGTTTGCGGGCCGAGCCGACGGCGAGGTTGAGCACGGGCTGGTCGAGGTGGGCGACCCTCGGCTCATCCGTCACGACTGCATCGTAGAACTGGGCGCACGCCGCCGCATAGTCCCGGGCGTTGAGCGTCTCGGTCCGCACGCCCAGAGACACCAGGTCGACGAGCAGGGACCAGGCCGGGCTGGCGGGGTCGACGATGACGGGCCAGGGATGCCAGCGCCGCTCGAGCTCGGCCACGCGCTCGACGATCCACTCGGTACCGGGACGGTGCTCGACCACTTCGACGTGGACGCGGTGGTCGGCGCGCCACCCCGCCACGGCGATGGTGCCGTGGGAGCGGTCGGGCGTGACGTCGATGGCGAAGCAGGGCAGCCCGGCGAGCTGGCTGGTCGGCTCGCGCGCGTTCTGCCAAGTCCCGAGATCTATGACGGGGTAGCCGCTCGTGGTGCGCCGGTTCAGGTACGCCCGGGCGAACTCGTCGGCCGGAAGGCTGTCGTGGTCGGTCTGGATGACGCTCTCGGTGATGGTCTGGCCGAGCGCGGGCATGCAGTGCCACCACGTGTCCGGGTCGTCGGGGTCGTCCTCGTCGCCGGCCGACCACTCGAAGAAGGCGACGCCGCTGCGCTCGTCGGCCTCCACCCGGGCTCGGCCGTCGTCGATGCGGTCGTGCAAGAAGATGCTCTCCTCGGTGCCCATGGTCGACACGATCCACATCTGGGCCGACGGCCGGGTCAGCATGGCGGGCCGGAACGCCTGCACCAGCCGCTCGTCGCGTTGGGCGAAGGCCTCGTCGATGATGCCGAGATCGAGCGTGCGGCCGTGGCCCGAGCTCTCGCCCGACGCCGTGATGCCGATCTCAGAGCGCGTCGCGGGGAACACCATGCGCTCGCGCCCCGAGCCGCTGCGCTTGGTCATGGCGCCGGCCAGCGGGGTGTCCATCACCAGCTGGGCCTGCTCGTCCCACTTGGCCAAGCTGTTGTTGCGGTCCTGGGCGGCGTAGAGCACCCGTTGGCCGGGACCCCAGGCGATGCAGCGGTCGACCTCGACCACCAGCAGCAGGCTGGTCTTGCCCGACTGGCGGGGCACAGAAATCCTGACCTCGCGGTAGGCGGGCAAGCCCGTCGAGGGCTCGAGCTCGCCGGCCACGTCGGCCACCTGGCGCTGCCAGGGCATGAAGGGCTGGCCGAGGACGCGGGCGAGACGCGCCTGGCGGGTGCCGGTGGTGGTCCGCTCAGGGCTGCGCCGGGTCGCCCACCTCGGTGGACAGGGCGGCGAGCAGCTCGTCGATGCCCGCGTCGTGCGCAGCGTCGTTGTCATCGATGCCCCTCAAGCTTTTCAGGGTGGCCAGGTGGATACGGGCGAGGCTGGCGGTCTGGGCGGGGTAGCGCGCCGGGTCGACGGTGTCGAGGCCGAGGGCGAGGTGCCGGGCCAGGGCGAGCGCGGCGGCGTCGACGCCCTCGATCCGGCCGCCGCGACGCAGGGAGGCGATCGTCTTTTCGGTCGCCGCCGCATTACGGCCCTTGCGGGCCCGGCGTCGCTCGGTGTCGGCCATGCCCTGCCATCTTGCACCCGTTCCGCCGAGTTTGCGGCTCTTGCGATGTAAAAGCACCGCTGAGCGGCTGACGACGATGTCGTCCAGAAGAACAGGGTGCCGGGTGGCGTACTGCCACCGGGTACCCGGTGGCAGTACCTGGGTACCCGGCCGCGGGTTTCTTTCTTTTCCTCCCGCCAGCGCCACGGCAAGCCCCCCACCTCACCCCATTGCCTCGTGGGACCCCCAGATTTACCTGGGGAGGTGTTCACTGGTGTCGTGGGCAAGGCACACCACGACCGCGGTTACCGCAGACAACGGCGGGCAGTTCTCGAGGCGGCCGCCTGGCGTTGCCAGATGCGCGGTCCACACTGCACTGGCCTTGCCACGACTGTCGACCACATCGTGGCGCTCAACGACGGCGGCACTCATGATCTGTGGAACCTGCGAGCAGCGTGTCTGCCCTGCAACAGTCGTGGTGGTGGTCTGATCAGAGTTCGCCAGCGCGTGCTGGGTCGTCAGTCCCGGCGCTGGTAAGCAGGGCATAGCGCCGTTCTTCTCGTCGGCGAGCACGCCTTCGGCGTTCGTGCTCACGCCGAAGATCCGCCGCTTGTGCCGCCCTTGGCATCGCGGGCAACGCAACGCCGAAGGACCGCGTCTCGGCAATGGGATCGACACGGCGCAGTCGACGCAGAACACCGGTTCGGTCCGGCGTTGGTAGGTGTATTCCTGTCGTTTCCGTGGCTTGCGTGTCGGTGGGTGCAGTTCTTGCCACGCCGCTTTCATGGCCTGTTCCATCATTCGGCGCTCGGCGTTTCGCTGCTCGAGTGCTTGCCTTGTGGGCGATGCCCGATACTTGAGCTGTTTCCGTCGTTCTGTTTCTGCGTCGGCAATGAGCCGGCATTCTGAACACAGACTCCTGTTGCCGTTTCCGACACCCCAGTGAATGAACCCTTGGCCGCAATCACGGCAGAACACACTTGTGACCTTCCGCTGTTGTTTACAGGCGTCACAATATTTGCGTGCTTTGCCCCTACCCGATGGCGGAATGGCGGTATCGCAGGTCACGCAGGACGACCAAAACGGCTTCGGAGCGATGACGCCTGCAGCACGCGCCCGGTCTGTCCAGCGGTAGGCGCACACCATTTGGCACCCGAACGTAGCCATGATGTTCGCAATACCGCCTTTGTCGTAGGCGTCTGCCACTTCATAAGCGCCTGGCCACGTGGGTGTGCGTGGTCCCTTACGTGGCTTTCCTGATGGAGTCCGACACCTGACACACCGTTGAGCTGGTCGGCCGCGACCGGGCCGTATGGGAACAACAGCTCCACAGTCAACACACTGCATGATTAGCGGCTTAGTCATCGTCCACGGTCGGGATTAGTTCACGCAATCGGCGTAGACGACCCATTATCGAGGTGTCGGCGTGATCAACAAGTCCGTTTTCTAGGGCGTTGATGACTTGGTTGACGTGAAAGACAAGTTGCATGCCTGATGCGTGCCTATTGCCGACGAGCTGTTTGGGGCTGAGTTTGTGCCCAGCAAGATGGCGGCTCGAACGTTTGAGGAGCACTTGTTCGCCGTCGGGCCCGGTGGCGAATCGTTCGACGCGCATTTGTTGGATCTTTGCCACAGTCAATTTCAGGACAGCGACGAGTTCGTCATCGGGGATCTGCAGGCGACGGGCAACGTCCAAACAGTGAGCGAGATCGAAGGACGAAAGCGGTTCACCATGGGCCGCGTTGAGAAGAGCGGCGTCGGTCCACGCGGCGCCGTCGTCGGCGTATTCGCGCCACTCGACCGATGCGACCGCCTCGGGGCCGAGTACACGGATATAAGCCCTGGAGCGGTGGATGCCGTCAATAATTCGCCGTTTACTTTTTTCGGCGATGAGTGGCGGGAATGTGGCGTCCGCTCGCAACGCCTCGGAGAGTCGCGCGATGCGGTTTTCGTTGATCCCTTCCCGCGGGTAGATCGATTCGTCGAATACCAGACTGGCCACCCGTTCGGTCGTAGACCTGCTCATAACTGTTGCCTTTCTCTGTGCTCGTGGACGCGTGCCGCGGCCTCGACTTCCTCGACTGACGTTCCCTCACCGATACGACCGCACGAACAGACCCAGCGCCACCGTTCGTCGAGCAGGTCGTCGAGCACGGGGTCGGCGAGCCACACCTTCATCGTGTAGACCCGCCGGCTGCTTCCGGGGCGTAACGCACCGGAGCGGCTCGAGCGACCGGTTGGCTCGAGGACACGTGGCGCACGTAACCGCCCGGCTTCACGAGCTCGGGGCAGTAGATCGGCGACTCGGGATCGGCCCAGTCGAGCGGGCGCTCATGACGGCGACGCCACCAGGCGAGCAGGCGCACGATCATTGCAACGGCTTCTCCTGTATTGGTGCTGGGTCAGGCTCGTTGTGCTCCCACGGACAGAGGGCGATCTCTCCCCGCAGCCGCTCTACCTCTACGACCAAAACGTCCCGCTCCATACGGACGTGGCTGTCGTGCTCTACCTCAGCCCGCAGCCGCTCGTTCTCGGCCACTAAAGCAGCAACGGTGTCACGGTGAAAGTGAACCTGACCGGCAGACAGCTGCTGGTTGGCGTACTCAGAGCCTGTTCCCGTTCCGTCCATCACGGCTTCTCCTGTATTGGTGGGGCGCTCATTCGAGCTCGTCCGCTGTCGGCTCGTAGCCACAGACCGGGCAGTAGGGCCAGGACGAGCCGTCGTCGTCGACGAGCTCGGCGCCGCACTCGGGACAGTGGTTCACGGTTTTGGCTTTCGGAGCGCCGCTCGGAGCCCGGCGACGTGGTCGGCGACTTCTTCGGGCGGTGTGATGTCGGGACCGTCGAACGGATTGGGGATTTCGTTTTCTCGCGCGCGCGCGTTATCCGTATCTAGGGATCTAGGTATTGTGTCCGACAGCCCGGACCCTTTTCGGACCCTTTTCGGACCCTTTTCGGACACTTGAGCGTCATGGACTAAGGGTCCGGTGGTCGGACCCTTTTTGGACAGCTTGTCCACAAGGGTGATGCGGTATGTGGACGTGTCGCCCGGCCCTTCACCGCCTTGGCGCTCCAGAACGAGCTCGCCGAGCTTTTTGAGCACATGAACGGCCTCATATGCGGTCGAACGAGCGACCCGTGCCTGCTCGGCCACGTTCGCCATGGACACCCAGACCCGACCGTCACGGTCGGCGTGGTCGGCCAGGACCAGGAGCACGACCAGGATCGTCTTGCTCGGTGCCTCGGTGAACTCCCACACGGCCGTCGAGGCCTGGACGCTCACTTTGCGCCTTTTTCCGCCTCGCGAAGTAAGGCCGCGTCTTCGGCTGCGGACCAGGCGGCCGCGTTGTGCTCGCGCTCAGGCGGATCCAGCACGCCCGCGATGCGTTCGGCTGCGGAGGCGAGACGGTCCAGAACCTCGGCGACGTCGTCTAAGGAGTACACGTTTCACCAGGCGGAACAGCCAGACTGATCTGGTACGTAACCGGCCATGCCACCCGCGGCCTCAATGCGCTGTGCGACTGCAACCTCGGCCGCGGGTGACAGGTCGTCGCTCCCCCCGAACGCGTACCAGTTGGCCGCCGAGATCCCGAGACTGTCGGGGTAGGCGGGCCCGGCGTAGCCGATCCAGCCACCTTCCTCACACGTCGCAACCGCGTCCCAGCGGTGGTCATAGGTCGGTGCCGTTGGCGGGGTGGTCGCTGGTGTCGATACGGGCGCAGGTGAGGCTGGCGGCGATGGCGGAGAGGGCGTCGGCGAAGTCGTCGAAGTCGTCGAGGAGACCGGCGAGAACGCGTTCGAGACCGGCGAGCTGGTGGGCAGCCTGGGCCAACTGCGCAGCACTGGCGTCGTCGACGATGGTGAGGCGCTTTTGTTGTTCGAGCACAGCAGGGAAACTCCGATCAGGGCGGCGGTGAT